CCTGACGTGTACTTTCTACACTTCCAGAAATATATAGACGATTAGGTTTATTCACACCTTGCCGAACCTCTCTCAGCAATCCAATATCATGTAGTTCTTTCTTCGCTTGTACAATAGGCTTATTACTGCAATTAAGCTTTTCCATAAGTTGCTCATTAGTAAAATAGACAAACACATCTCCCTTTTTATCAAACCATTTATTTTGAATCGACAATGTTCGTCTGTCAAAAAGAAACATATATACTTGCTTAGCTTTATCACTTAGTACATTGTACGGCGGTTCATAAAGCCACTGAGGCATCTGATAGAAAGCGTTGTTCTTTACTTCGCTTATTTTCAATCATTAGGTCTCCTTTCTATTTCTAATCTCCTTTTCTGCTATAATGTAGTCAGAAAGGAGGTAATGTTATGGCATATAGTCCTTTTATTGATAAAATGATTGATGAACTCATTGAGCTAGTTCGTGATGACAATCATACTTTCGAACCAGTAAAAGTCCGTGAAGTTAAGGACATTGTTCGAAAAATGTTAGCAACTCACGAAAACGAAGTCTTAGTTCGAATGAAACAATCTCAAGATCATAATAAGTAACATAATACGATTGTTCACCAACTAGCGCTTTAGCTCTAGGTCTCAATTCCTCAGGCAAGCTAAGATAGTGCTCTTTCAGCGCTTCAAGCTCTCTGATTGCTTTCACCACTCTTTTTGTCGAAGGAAAGAGTGGTTTTTGTTTGTACGGATATCGTCTTGGTCTCATTTTCCTACTCCTACTCAATCCCATAATCTTCAATCACTTGAAGAATGAAGCTGTTCGCTCGTGGACCCTTCGTCGTTCCACTTAGAATATTTGTTACTTCCTGTCGTTTAAAGCCATAAGCAACCGCTAGAGTTGCTTTTTTAATGCCTCTCTCTTTTAAGAAAGCATTAACTCTTTCGCGACCGTTTGCGATATCTGGCATATATCCCCCTCCTCTTTACTAATTTGTAAATAAGAAACAACTAAAATTTTAACTATTTTTGTACTTTTTTATTGACAAACTCTATAATAAAGTCTAAAATGAAACCATAACAAAAACACTAATAAAACTATAAATACCGTTCGCAAAAACATTTTTATAATTTATTTCTTAGTTGTTTTTTTAGTTGTAACTTACTTACAAAAACTATTCTATACTTTTTTCTAGATTGTGTCAATACTTTTTTCTAGAATTTTAGAAATATTTTTTGTGATGCCCTTAGAAAGGTTGATTTAACAATGTTTTCAACGCTAGAAAAAATTAAAGAATTAGCTAAAAAAAGAGGGATTTCTCTAGCGAAACTAGAAGAAAGTCTAGGATATAGTACCAATTATTTCTATACTTTAAAAACGAAAACCCCAAACTCTGACCGCCTACAAGAAATCGCCGACTACTTCAACGTGTCCACCGACTACCTGCTTGGACGGACGGATAATCCAGTTATCGCTGGGGATACCGTCGCAAAAACAGAGATAGACCTCAAAAAGGACGCGGCAGAAAGCTTCTTTTACGATGGACACGAACTCAACGACGAGGATTTAGACCTTATCTCCTCACTACTAGAAGCTCGTATGAGAAATAGAAAGTAATGTTTGCCTATGACAACACCCGAACAAGTCTGTTCTGAACAAGGTATCGATCTAGTTTATTTTGATGGTAGAGGTTCCCACAATAAAGGACTTTACAACCAACCCCACAATCTAATAGCGGTAGACACTTACCTAGATGATATTGAGAAAAAGAAAGTCATCTATCACGAGATAGGACATAAAGAGCACGATCCAGAACAGTACAAACGAAGACGAGAAGAGTACGAACTCCAAGCAGATAGAAACATGATACACTACCTGCTAAAAGAAGAACTTGAAACAATGGATGACTTCACTAATTTCAACTACCTTCATTTCATGGAGAAATACAACCTCAAAACCATGACAAATGAAATCATGGTCAAGGAAGAATATTTAGCATTGGTCGAATGAAAGGAGACTCACATGTCTTACTCGTATGTTGCTTTAGATGTTGAAACTGCGAATAGCTTTCGCGGTAGCATTTGTTCTATCGGATTAGTAAAATTTAAAGATGGAAATATTATTGATACTTTTTATACTTTAATTAATCCAGAAGAAGAATTTGATGATTTTAATATTTTCATCCATGGCATTAGACCTGAAGATGTTATTGATTCACCCACATTCCCAGAGGTGAGAAAGACGATTGTTGATTTTATTGGTTCTGATCTAGTTGTAGCTCACTTTGCACAGTTTGATATGGGGGCTCTTAAAGATGTTTACCAAAAATACGAACTGGATTTTGATAATATAGAGTATATTTGTTCGTATCGACTAGCCAAGGTTGCCCTTCCTGGACAATTGAATTACAAACTAAAAAGACTAGCTAAAAATTTAAATATTGAGCTAGATCACCACAACGCTTTATCAGATGCACGAGCAAGTGGATTGATTTTAGAATATCTACTATCAACTAATTCATTTTCCGACCTTGATACTTTTTTAAAAGAATATAGATACACTAAAACTGGCTTACTTGGTCAGTATGGATTCGAAATAAAAAAAGGTTATCAATACCAGGAAAATCTTATCTATCAGCCAACAGAAGAAGAAAAAGCAGCAATGAACCCAGACCATTGCTTCTACGGTCTATACTTTTGCTTTACTGGAAAACTTGAAAGAATGACTAGGAAAGAAGCTAATAAAGCTGCTGCATTAGTAGGTGGTATTCCTGAAAAAGGAGTGACTAAAAACACTAATATATTAGTTGTAGGAGAACAAGATTGGAGAGTTGTCGGCACAGATGGGTTAAGTAGTAAAATGAAAAAAGCTCAAACCTTATTAGAAAAAGGTCAAGACATTGAAATCATGACAGAAAATGATTTCATAAGGTTGCTTGAGGAATAATTAACAAGACATAACAAAAAATCAAAAAATCCCCACACTCAGAAGTTTGGCGAGTCTGAGCGTGTATAGAGGGAAATAAAAAAACCATCGCTAACGAAACGATGATGATTGATGAATATAAGGCTTCAATTAATTAAAAAGGAGAGAATAATGATTGACTTTGATGAAGATTTTCCTGAATTTTCTTTTAACGAAAAAATAGCAAATATTAGTTTGATACACCTTGAAAGCATGCAACCGATGACAACAACTTCTACTCTAGATGAATTCCCTGGCTCTTTTGCTATAGGTGTTGACGTTGATCTATTTAATATCAAATCTAATCGTAAATATCAAATTCAAGTTTTCTCTCAAAATGATAAACAATTTGAGGAACAACTTGTCCATGTTTCGAATGTCTGTGTACCAGAAGAGGAATTTATTATCTATGATAAAGGTTATGGTATATCAATTGGTAGCTTTCCTTTTAATTTTACTGCTCAATTTGAAGGAGGCTATAAGATTTCTTTCAGGCTCTATGACATAGATGCTCGAAAAGAATTAGATGAATTTAATCGGTATATTTATCTTTATAAGAGGTAAGAAACATGGAAAATACAAGTGAATTTAAAACAAAAGATTCAAGTAATGTTACCGTATTGCACTCCCAAAATCGTGTGAATAGTGATATAATGAAGCTAAAGGGACAGGAGGATGGAGATATGGAACATGGAATGTACACCAAAACAGAAATTGATTTAAAACTTGATAAAATTAGTTCTGACACTCAACACGGATTTGAAAAAGTAGATTTAAAATTCGACCAACTCAGAACTGAAATGCGTGATGGTTTTGAAAATATGGGACTTCGAATGGAAAAAATGTTCTCTGATTTCAAACTAGAACAACAAAAAGAGAAAGAAGAAAATAAAAAATGGTTAATCGCATTAACCGTTGGATCTCTCCTTTCAATTATTGGGATTGCGGTTTCAATTATTGCTATCCTATTTCAAAAATAAAAAATTCCCCACGCTCTCCGACCGCCAAGTTTTTGAGTGTGAGGTGTTCAGTATAGTAAAAGGCATTAAAAAGCCCTCTTTACTATACCCATTTTA